GCTGCCCGCCGACTTCTTCGAGCCTGGCCACTCCTACACGCACCGCGACGGCCACGACTTCCACTGCGTCGCCGTGACCGCCCACCCGCAGACCGGTGAGCGGCTCGCCATGGGCTGGCGGGTGGACTCGTGGGACTGCCACTACCCGGCCGCCGTCGGCATCAACCAGTGGAACCACGAGTACGACGGTGCGCAGGAGCCGACCAGCACCAAGGCCGCCGAGTGACCGCCCGCCGGTTGTGGGCCGCCGTCCACTGGACGGCCGTCACCGCCGCCGCCCTCCTCTTCGCCCAATGGGGCCCCTTCGACGGCTGGCAAGCCACCGCCACCACCACGGTCATCGCCGCCGGGGTCGGGCTGATCGGACTCGCCACCGCACCACACCCAGGAGCACGCCCGTGACCAACCCCAAGCACGCGCGGGACACCGAACACGGCCGGTACTACACCGACCCGGCCGGCGGCCCCGACCTCGTCTCGGTCACCAACGTCCTCAACACCAGCGTCCACAAGCACGGGCTCATGCCGTGGGCCGTCAAGCTCACCATCGAGTGGATCCTCGACCACCGCATGGAAGTCGCCCGCCGGGCCATCACCGACCGGGCGGCACTCGTCAAGGAACTCAAGCAGATCCACATCGACGCCCGCGATGCAGCGTCCGACCTCGGAACCCTCATCCACAAGGCAAGCGAGCTCCGCCTTCTCGGCGCCCCGTTCGCGGTCGAGGCGACCGTCGCCCCGTACCTCGCCCAACTCGAAGCGTTCCTCGGGTTCTGGGGCGTCGACATCGACAAGCACGTCGAAGCCACCGAGATCACCTGCCTGCACCGCCGACTCGGCTACGCCGGCACCGCCGACCTCATGGTCTGGCTGCCCACCGGGCCCGGTCGAAGCCTTGAGCTGTGGCTGATCGACTTCAAGACATCGGCCACCCGCTCCGCCAAAGAGGTCTACCCGGAGAACGCCCAGCAGCTGGCCGCGCTTCGTTACTGCGAGACGGTCCTGCTTCCGGACGACACCGAGCAGCCGATGCCGAAGATCCAGCGGACCGGCGTCCTCAACCTGCGGGCCAAGTCCCACGCCCTCGTCGAGATGCCCGCCGACCGGGCGGCGCACAAGGCGTTCCGCGGGGCTCTCGTCAACGCGCTGTGGCATCACGACGCCCCGTCCTCGTACCCCGCTCTCCTCGCCCCCGATCAGCCTGTCCCGGCCCGGTGGCGCAACTTCCGAAAGGTGGCCTAACCCGATGGGCTCCCGACTCCTGAACATTCAGCGCCGCGCGGCCGAGCACGGCCGGCTCCGCACCGGCTACACCGACGGCAAGCGACCCGTCCGCTCCGCCACCTGGGTCGTCACCTCCCACTCGGAGGAGCACGTCCGTACCGCAGCCAAGCTGTGGGGCGGCGAGGTCGAGCAGTGGACGCCGCTGAACTCGACGATCTCCCAATGGCGGGTCATCACCAAGGCATCCTCGATCGAGGCGATCATCACGCCCGGCGACCCCCTCAACCAGTACAACGAGATGTGGTCGGCGGGCGGCTGCCAGCGCCGCTGCGACGGCGAGACCGAACTCCTCACCCGTCAGCCCTGCCTGTGCGCCCGCCAGTTCGGTGAGGACTGGCACACCCAGCCCAAGGGTCGCGTCTGCTCGGCGACGTCCCGCTTCAACGTGATGCTCCCCGACATCAGCGGCATGGGCATGTGGCGGGCCGAGACGCACTCCTTCTACGCCGCGCAGGAGTGGGGCGGCATGGTCGACATGGTGCTCGCGGGGACGGATGGCCGTGGGTTCGTGCCGGTCACGCTGCGGATCGAGCCGCGGCAGGTGATCCGCAACGGACAGACGAAGAAGTTCCCGGTCGTAGTGGTCGAGCTGCGGGGGGTCACGCCGCGGCAGGCGCTGGCCGGCCCGATGAACGCGGCGACCGCCCTGGACCCGGGCTCGGCATCGCAGGCGGTCGCGGCGATCGAGGGGCCGAAGGGCCGCGACTGGATCGCCGAGGCGGAGGGTCTGCTGACGTCGGATGACGTCCGCGATCTGTGGATGGAGGCGCAGACGGCAGGCGCCGTGCACCCGAAGGGCACCGACCCGCTGTCGAAGCAGCTGATGGCGATCGCCGCGGCCAAGGACGCCGAGAACGTCCGCCCGGAGCCGGGCCCGGACGAGGACGGCGCGTACGAGGTCGAGGTCGTCGAGGACGAGGAGCCCGCCCGCCCGGCGTGGCCGGCGGTCGCTCAGCCCCGCTCGTAGCCCGCACACAGAGGTGGCCGCCCCGCGGGCATTGCGGGGCGGCCGGCACCCAGCACATCACACAACCCAGCACCTGGAGAACCACGTGAGTTGGCACCTCGGCCGCATGGCCGCCCTCGACTTCGAGTCGAGCGACAAGAACCCGGAGTCCGCCCGCATCGTCACCTGCGCGCTCATCCTCGTCGGCGGCGGACTCGACACCGACCCCCGCGAATGGCTGATCAACCCCGGAATCCCGATGGAGCCGGGAGCGATCGAGAAGCACAAGATCACCGACGAGTACGCGGCCAAGCACGGCATGCCCGCCGAGCAAGGCGTCGGCGAGATCGCCAAGGCCATCGCCGAAGTCGTCGCCGCCGGCATCCCGCTCGTCGGCCACAACCTCGGCGGCTACGACCTCAACCTGATCGACCGTGAATGCCGCCGCCACCTGCGCGACAGCCTCGAAGGGATCTGCCGCCAGCCCCTCACTCGGGTCATCGACACGATGATCCTCGACTGGTACGCCGCACCGTTCCGTAAGCGCGTCTCGCAGGACCAGGGCGCCTACGAGATGAAGACCACCGCCCAGACCTACAACCTCGGCTGGGACGACGAGAAGGCGCACGGCGCGACGTACGACGCCCTCATGTCTGCCCGCGCCGCGTGGCACATGGGCAACATCGCCCACCTGCCGCGGCAGCAGCGCCCTGAGTGGGTGCAGAACCTGCGCAACTCGCGTGGCCCGTACGACCGGTTCGATCACCTTGCCGGGATCGACGTGGAGGAGTTGCACCGCCGGCAGGTCGGGTGGGCTGCTGAGCGTGCGGCGGGGTTGCAGGAGTACTTCCGTAAGACGGACCCGGATGTGGTGATCGACGGCACGTGGCCGATCCGCCCCGTCCCGGCGGGGGGTGCGGCATGAGGTCCCCGTTCATTCTCCGCGCCTGGCACGACGCCCGCGTTGCCGCGCTCACTGCCGTGCAAGAGCAGCTCGCCAGGGACCTCGCCGCGGCTGAGGCGGAGCTGGCGGGCGTCTCGGAGAAGTACACCGACACCGCCATCGTCAACGACTGCCTCACCGAAGACCTCTCCAAGGCCCGCGCCAGGCTCGCTGAACACCACGGCCGCCGCACCGTCGCGGAGGTTCTCGAAGAACACGACGTCCACCGCAAGGCGCTCGCTGACGCGCTCGGCGACCAGAACCGGCACATGAACTGGGACCAGCTCATCGCCGAAGTCGCCGGGTGGGTGAAGGCCGCGAACGCGTGGATGGCGGACTGCGAGGCCGAGAGGAAGCGCGCGGACTCGCTGGAGCAGCACGGCGAGGTCGGCCGTCTGAGGCGCCGTGTCGCGCGCCTGGAGAAGCAGTACGACGACGCCGTCGGTCTCAAGGACAGCGGCATTGAGGACAGCAGCCGTTGGCAGCCCGGCTACAAGGACCCGAAGACGGGGGTGGCGTCGTGACCACTGTGCTCCGTTACCTGCGGCAGGTCGTCGCCCCCAACGGCAAACACCGCGCCCGCCCTGTGCTGCTGCCCGACGAGCCGATCCCCGCACCCGCCGAACCGATCATCGGCGCGGTCCTCTGCGAGGACGAGCTGGCACGGCTCCTCGACGAAGACACGCCCACGCCGACCGAGTGCGCGCCCTGCCCGTGCTGCGACCGGACCACGCCGCACGCCATGAACCGCGACGGGACACGCCGCTGCTTCACCTGCGGCACCACCACCAAGGGGGACCAGTGACCAGCACCGGCCGCCGCTGCGGCAACTACCTCACCTACAAGGCCGGATGCCGCTGCGCCTCCTGCACCGCCGCGAACACCGCCAAGTGCGCCCGCGACCGAGACCGGCGCTCCGCAAACCCCGCCGGCGCGGACCAGGCCGGGCATGGCAAGCCGTCGACCTACATCAACTACCGCTGCCGCTGCGATGCCTGCCGCTCAGCGAACACCGCCGCAGGCCGCGTGTACAAGCAGAGGAGGCGCGCACAGTGACCACGCTGTTCGACCTCACGCCGAAGGCTCCGGCCGCCCCCGTGGCGGCCGGGCCCCGGCCCCTCGTCATCGGCCTCGACTCCAGCCTCACCAGCCTCGGCATCGCCACCCCCGACAGCGCCGACGCACTCCGCTGGAACCACGCCGACAAAGGCCACCCGCGCATCGAATGGCTCCGCACAGAAGTCCTCGACCGCAGCAAGGCCGCTGACCTCGTTGTCATCGAGGGCCCCTCCTACGGCTCGAAGATGCTGCCCGGCCAGCACGAGACCGCCGGCCTGTGGTGGATCCTCACGCACGAACTGTGGCGCAAGGGCATCCCCTACGCCGTCGCCTCCCCGCACAACCGGACCATCTACGCCACAGGTTCGGCGTTCCCCGCGAAGGACCAGCCGAAGGAGAAGCGGGCGCGGATCGCGAAGGGCATGGTCCACACGTTCGTCGCCGAGCAGCTCGGCATCTGGTGTGAGGGCGCCGGCAAGTACGACGCCAGCGATGCGGCGACGCTCGCGGCGATGGGCATGGACTGGCTGGGCTATCCGCTGGTCGACCTGCCGAAGCAGCAGCGCCGGGCTTTGGACGGCGTGCAGTGGCCGACGCAGACCGTGGCGGCGGCGTCATGACCGTGCCGCAGACGTACACCGTCATCGTCCTCTCCGTCCTCGGCGCGATCGTCTGCGCCTGGCAGGTCCGCCGCGCTCTCCGCGAACCGTCGGAGCGGGACCGCATCGTGCGTGAGGCCCGCGCCCGCACCGGGCTCGCCGACCACATGCCCGGCATCGACACCGCCCTCCAAGACGCCTGCGAACTCATCTGGAACCTGCCCGCCCACGGCACCCCAGACCCCGACCTCGACGGGTTCTGCGACCGCCTGCGGGACGCCATCACCGAACACCGCCAGCAGGAAGGGGGAAACGACTGATGCTGTTCAACCGCCGCACCCTCGCCGCCGACTCCACCGACGGATTCGCCGGCGCCGGAGGATCCTCCACCGGCATCCGCCAAGCCGGAGGAACCGTCCGCACCGCACTCAACCACTGGCGCCTCGCCGTCGACGTCCACAACGCCAACCACCCCGACACCGACCACGACTGCGCCGACATCTCCCAGGTCGACCCGCGCCGCTACCCGACGACGACGTTCGCGTGGTTCTCCCCGTCCTGCACCAACCACTCCATCGCCAAAGGCGCCCGCCGCCACCGCGACGCCACCCCCGACCTGTTCGGCGAAACCCTCCCCGACGAGGCCGCAGAACGCTCACGGGCCACCATGTGGGACGTCGTCCGGTTCGCCGAGTACCACCGCTACCGGGCGATCATCGTCGAGAACGTCGTCGACGCCCGCGACTGGATCCTCTGGCCCGCATGGATCTCCGGGATGCACGCGCTCGGCTACCGGTCCCGCCTCGTCTGCATGAACTCCATGCACGCCCAAGCCCTCGGCGACGGCGCCCCGCAGTCCCGCGACCGCCTCTACGTCATCTTCTGGCTCGAAGGCGAACGCGACCCCGACTTCGACAAGTACACCCGGCCCACCGCGTACTGCGAGCACTGCGACACCACCGTCCGCGCCGTGCAGGCGTGGAAGAACCCCGACCGACGCTACGGCAAGTACAAGCAGCAGTACGTGTGGCGCTGCCCCACCGCCCGCTGCCACGCCGAAATCTTCCCCGCGGTCCGGCCAGCCGCCGACGCGATCAACTGGACGCTGCCCGCCGTACGGATCGGCGACCGCGGACGCCCGCTCGCCGACAAGACGATGAAGCGGGTCCGGGACGGCTACGAAATGTACGGGGTGCCGCTCCTCGTCCCGGTCGAGGGCCGCGAGGGAAAGCAGGCCCGGCCGGCCGGACTGCCCATGCGGACCTGCACTGCCCGCAACGAGACCGGTGTCGCTGTGCCGCCGTACATCGTCGAGCTCCGCGGCGGCGGATCCACGCACCGGCCCGTCGCAGAGCCGCTCGCCACCGTGTGCGCGTCCGGGAACCACCACGGGCTCCTGCCCGGCGGCACCGTCGCCGCGGTCGAGGATCTCGGGTTCCGGATGCTGGAGCCCGCTGAGTACGCGGCGGCGATGGAGTTCCCGTCGGAGTATCTGTGGCTCGGGAACAAGCGGGAGCGGGTCCGTCTGGCGGGGAACGCGGTGACGCCTCCGGCCGCGCGGGATCTGTTCGCGATGGTCGCGGAGGCTGTGCTCGGCGAGGGCTGGAACGACGGCGTGGGGGTGGCGTCGTGAGCAACTACACCGGCGCCGCACCCGCCAGCCCCCGCAAAACGACATGGCGCGACCTCGGCGCATGCATCGGCCAGGACCCCGACCTGTTCGCCCCCGACGGCACCACCGGCCGCTGGGCCCGCGTCGTCGCCGAAGCCAAAGCCATCTGCCGCAGGTGCCCCGTCGCCGAGCAGTGCCTGGCGTGGGCGCTCGACACCCGGCAGATGCACGGCATCTACGGCGGCCTCACCGAAGACGAACGCTGGAACCTCCTCCGCCAACAAGGCGCCCGACGGCCCACCAGAAAGCCCCGCGGACCGCTCCTTCCCCCGCCCCGCACCCTCCAGGAACTCCTCGACCGGTACACCACCCGCACCACGGGCGGACACCTTGTCTGGTCCGGCGGCAAGTGCCCTGACTTCCAGGGCCGGCAGCTCTCCCCGAACAAGGTCGCCTATCTGATCGACCGTGGTCATGAGCCGAACGGCATGGTGCATCGGCTGTGTGGCGTCGAGGGGTGTGTGCAGCCGCTGCATTTGGCGGACACGCAGGAGCGCCGGCAGCGGAACGCCGCGACGAGGGCGGCGTGATGGCGGGCCCGTGGCAGGGCGGTATCGCGGTGCGGCGCATGCGCAAGGGCCAGGTCCCTGTCGCGGACTTCCTCTGCGCGTACTGCCTCACTCACCGCCGGGTCACGGGCCGCCAGATGGTCGCCGACTTCCTCGCCTCAGATCCGATCTCAGCGCACCGCACCACCTGCACAGCCACCTGACGAGCGCCCCGACGATCCGCATTCGCCGGGGCACCCGACCCCAAGGAGAACACGATGAACGACCGCCCGTACACCGACGACGACCTCCGCGCCGAAGCCGCCCGCCAGCTTTCCGCCCACGGCCCCAGCACCAGCCCCGAGCAGGTCTACGCCGCCATGCTCGATGCCCGTATCGAGAGCAGCGCCGACGGGTCAACGTGGTCCGAGTTGCTCGACGCTCCCGAGCTGGACTCCCCGGCGAACGCGATCCGCGGCCTGATCAAGAGCGCGGCTGACGTGTCCGAGTGGGCCGTCAACCTCGGCGCCGACGGCCTGGAGCCCAGCGACGAGCACGTCATCACCCTCGGAGCCGACGACAAGCCCATCGCCCGCATCCACTTCGCGTTCGAACCCGGCATGCCCGAGGAGATGCGGACCGCGCTCGTGCATGGCATCGGCCAGGCCATCGACGCCCACCTCTGACCCTCTGACCGGCGGCCGTCTTCCCCCCCCCCGAGGGCCGCCATGGGCCCGCCCGACCTCCCCCAACGGGCGGGCCCACCCCCAACCACCACACCCGAGAGGAGCCCTCCGATGAGGGACTACACCACCGGCATCATCCTCACCGGCAACGCCCGCGCCATCGCCCGACAGGAAGCCGCACGCCGCTACGACGCGGGCGCCTCCATCCAAGCCGTCGCCGACCACCTCGGCCGCTCGTACGGCGGGACGCGGGTCCTCCTCCTCGAAGCCGGCGTCCAGCTGCGCGCACGCGGCGGCAACGTCCGGAAGGCGGCCGTCTGATGGGCCTCTACCACTCCGTTGGCATCGCCTACGGCTTCGAAATCCCCACCAACACCGACCACGACGACATCGACCGCGCCCTCTTCGGCCAGCCCGACAACGCAGACAGCGTCGGCTACCTCGTCATCGGCGACCACGACCGGCTCCTCCTCGTCACCCGCGTCACCACCGTCGCCGAGAACGCCGTCGTCCGCCTCACCCCGGACGCGCTCGCTCAGCCCGACGAGCTGGCCGAGTGGGAGTCCGCGTTGCACGACGCCGCCGTCCGCCTCGGCCTCACCGACCATCCGGCGCCCGCCTGGCTGGTGATCCACAACTACCGCTGACCGCAGCACGAAGGCCCCGCACACACAGTGCGGGGCCCGGAGAAGAGGGGAGGAGGGGCGGTGTCAGGACTCGGCCGGCGTGACCAGCTCACGTTGCTCGCCCAGTGCTTCCAGCGCGCGCTCGTAGAAGTCCATGCCCACCAGGACGGCGACGCGCTTTCCGCGGCTGGTCAGCACGGTCGTCTCGTCGAAGTAGCGGGCCCGCTCGATCGCGTCGGCGAGCGAGTTGCGGAACTCCGCGATCTTCTCCTGGTGCTCCTTCTTGGGCGCGGTCATGTCGGGAGTGTACCTCAGGATCATGGTGTACTTCACCGCGTTCACCGCTATTATGTACATGAGCGCGGGACGGTTGGGGCCCGGGGTGCCCAGCCGCCGTAACGACGCGCCCACCTCAGGTCAGCAAGTCGAACCAACCCCGAGAGAAGAGAACCGATGGGCTACGAGCTCCGCCGCGAGATCCGCGAGGCGTTGGGCCCCAACGTCACCGGACTCCAACGCGCTGTCGCACTGGAGATCGCCGACGACGCACGGCACGACGCTGACGGACGGAGGAGCCGAGCCTCCCTGAAGGACCTGGCCCGCTGGACCGGCGCCAAGGACACCGCCGTCGTCCGCAACGCGCTCAAGCGCCTCGCGGAAGCCGGCTGGGAGTTCCGGGTGGCGATCGGCAAAGGCAAGGACGGGCGGGTGCTGTACGCGACCCCCGGACACGCCATGGAGTTCCGTGTTCCGTACCCGCCAGAAGGAGCCCCCGCTCATTCAGAAGGAGCCACGGCTCACTCTGACGCCGAACAGACAGAAGGAGCCACGGCTCACTCAGAAGAAGCCACGGCTCCTTCTGAAGGAGCCACGGCTCATTCAGAAGGAGCCGTGGCTACCCCCCCCTCACAAATCACAACCCACATACCAACTACTTCCGCTGACGCGGACGCCGACCAGCTCTGGCAGCAGGACGACGTACCTCCTCCGGCCGCCACCAAGAAGCCCCGCAAGACGAGCGCCAAGAAGCCCAACGCCCACCCCGTCGCCGACGAACTCACCAACGCCTTCTGGGAGAAGCACGGCAAAGGCCGCGCCCAGCCTTACATCGCCGTCCGCTCCGTGATCCGCACCGCCATCGGCAACGGCGTCGAACGCAACGACCTCGCCCGCGCCCTCGACCTCGTAGCCCGCGAAGGCCGATCCATCTCCGGCGCAACCCTCGACATCGCCCTCGGCCGTCTCCGCGGACACACAGGCCGCACCCCGTACCGCGACCCCGAGAACCAGGACGACTACGACCAGGAAGTGGCATGAACCAGCACCACAGCACCCTCACCCTCGACTGCGCCGGCCTCGGCGTCCCGCCCGGCAAGTACGCGCTACCCAGCGAGTCCGCCGCCCGCGCCCACGCCACCGACGCCGCCCTCGACCCGGACGCCTTCGCCAGCCACCTGCGTGAGCACTTCACCGGCCAACGGGCCGTCACCGAGCTCACTCCGGAAGAGATCACCTTCCTGCGCGCTGAGCTGGACCAGCAGGTCGCCGAACGCCGAAAGCAGGCCGTGGACTACTTCACCCGCCACGTACCCCTCCGCTTCGCCGCCGCCGAACCCGACGACATCGCCCGCAACTGGGCAGCCCAGATCGCCGCCGCCCCCCACACCACGAAGTCGCTCCTCCTCGTCGGCCCCGTCGGCGTCGGCAAAACCCACTACGCCTTCGCCACCCTCAAGGCCGTCGCCGAAACCGGCAGCACCATCCGCTGGCAGGCCTACACCGCCGCGAACCTCTACGCCGCGCTCCGCCCCCGCGACGACCGCCGAGCCGACTCCGACTACGAGTCCATCGCCCACGCCCCACTGCTCCTCATCGACGACCTCGGCGCGGCCAAGCTCACCGAGTGGGCGGAAGAGGTCACCTACCGGCTGATCAACGACCGGTACGAGCGCTGCCTTCCATCGATCCTCACCACCAACCTCGTCCCCGGAAAGCTCGGCGAGACCATCGGCGACCGAGTCGCCTCCCGCATCGCCGAGATGTGCGACCGCATCCCCCTCAAGGGCGTCGACCGCCGAAAGGCCAGCCAGTGACCGCCGAGATCATCGAGGAGCGCCCGCTCCCGTACGACGAGGCCGCCGAGCGGAGCGTCCTCGGCTCGATGCTGCTCTCCCGTGAAGCCATCGCGGAAGTCATCGAGGTCATCGACAGCTCCAAGATGTACGACCCCGGCCACCAGATCGTGTTCGAGGCGATCATCACCGGCTTCTCCAAGGGCGAGCCCACAGACCCCATCGCCGTCACGAACTACCTGAGGGAACAGGGCCTCCTCGGCAAAGCCGGCGGACCCGCCGGAGTCCACAGCCTCATCAACCACGTGGCGACCACGATGAACGCCGCCCACCACGCGGAGATCGTCCGAGACTGCGCCATCCGCCGCGACATGATCAGAGCCGGTGCCGTCATCACCAGCCTCGGCTACTCAGGCCGCGACGCCGCCGAAGCCCTCGACGCAGCCACCGCCGAAATCGCCAGCATCGCCGCCATCGAGAACGACCAGGACTCCGCGCTCATCGGCGACGACTTCGGCGACTTCCTCAGCGAACTCGAAGACCTCGCCCACAACGGCCAAGCCATGGGCGTCCCCACCGGCTTCTCCGACCTGGACAGCCTCCTCAACGGACTCCACCCCGGCCAGATCATCATCATCGCGGGACGACCCGGACTCGGGAAATCCACCCTCGCCGTGGATTTCCTCCGCTCCTGCTCCATCGAACACGGACGCCCCTCCATCCTGTTCAGCCTGGAAATGTCGCGCCGCGAGGTGCAGGCACGCATCACCTCGGCCGAAGCCCGCGTCGGACTCCACCACATCCGAAGCGGCACCATGACCGACGAAGACTGGGTCCGCGTCGCCCACCGGACACCGGCCATCGCAGCCGCCCCCCTCGTCATCGACGCCGGCAGCAACCAGACCGTCGCCCAGATCAAGGCCAAGTGCCGTCGCCTCAAGCAGCAAGGCGGCCTCGACCTCGTCGTCATCGACTACCTCCAGCTCCTCACCTCCGGCACGACCCGCCGCGACAACCGGCAACTCGAAGTGAGCGAGATGAGCCGCAGCCTGAAGCTGATGGCGAAGGAACTCGAACTGCCCGTCGTAGTCCTCGCCCAGCTCAATCGCGAGTCCGAGAAGCGCCACGACAAGAAGCCCACGAAGGCCGACCTCCGCGAGTCGGGATCACTGGAACAAGACGCCGACATCGTCATCCTCGTCCACCGCGAGGACGCCCACGAAAGGGAATCCCCGCGGGCCGGCGAGACCGACCTGATCGTCGACAAGCACCGCAACGGCCCCAACGCCACGATCACGGTCGCCTCGCAACTCCACTACAGCCGCTTCGTCGACATGGCCCAGACATGACCGAGCTGACCCGCGAGGACATCGCGGAAGCCCGGAAGCAGGGAGACGTGGCCGCGCTCGTACTGATGGCGGCTGGCCGGACCCTCAAACCCTCGAAGAAGAAGCCCGCTGACGAACCGGCCAAGCCCAGCTACCACATCCCCCGCAAGGGCGCCTGGCCGTGCGGCACCGCGGCCTCCGGACCGACACCGCCCCCGTGCGGCAACTGCCCGCCACCCGCCGCCTAGCCGCCTGCCGTCGTGTGACCCCATCGCCACCACCCCCCAACCACACAACCTGACCCGCGAGTAAGGAACACCGTGACCAGCGAACTCACCACCCAGCAGCTCGACGAGATTGCCGCCCGCGCCGCCGGGCTGTACGAGTACGCGACCGGCCTCGACGCGGCTTGGCAGGACGAAGCCGACCAGCTCTCCGGGACTGACGTCCCCGCACTCCTCGCCGCTGTCCGCCGCCTCCGCGACCGCGTTGCCGAGCTGGAGGCCTACGCCCACGGCTGCAACGGCGAAGGCTGCGTCATCCCGCACTCCTCATGGTGCGAGGTCGCCAAGAAGGCGGCGGCCGAGAACGACGGCTGCACCTGCCCCCGCCCGTGGGAGGGCCACCCGCAGCCGCACGCGGGCTACTGCTGGCTCGTCTCCCCGCCCCGCAACGAGATCGAGGAGATGCGCCGCGCCCTCGCCGAACGCCCCGCCGCCACCCCGACCACCCGCTGACCGCTGGAGACCCGACATGACCACACCCGCCCGCATCCAACGCCGCCGCACGGCCGGATGGCGCAAGCCCGCAGGAGCCGTGTACGTCGGCCGCGGCACCAAGTGGGGCAACCCCTGCACCCAGATCCGCAAGCCCGCCCTCGACGGCAGCGAGTGGGAACGCGAAGGCCGCCTCGGCAAAACGTCCGGCCAGCACCACGCCTTCGTCCACCCAGACAAGACCATCACCTCGCACCTCGTCCTGGACGCCACACGCGAGCAGGCGACCGAGATGTACCGCCGCTGGCTGGAGGACCGCCCGTCGCTGGCGGAGGCCGCGCGCATCGAGTTGGCAGGCCGGGACCTCATGTGCTGGTGCCCGCTCGACGAGCCGTGCCACGCGGACGTGCTCCTCGAACTCGCCAACCAGCCCGCCGCCTCGCCTGCTGTGTGAGGTCCGCGCCCGCACCCCACCCCAACCCGGACACCAGCCACACCACGAAAGGCCACACCGTGACCACGTACCTGATCGAGTTCGGCCCCGCCTGGCCCGTCCCGGCGATCACCGTCGACTACAGCGACCCCACCGCAGCAGCCCGCGCCGTCGCCGCGCACGCCATCCCGCACCTGCGCCCGGTGCTCGCCGAGAAGGGCCGCCCCGAGTTCGCCGACTGCTTCTTCCACACCGACCGGGAGCTGACCGTCGGCCAGTTCATGTGGCTGGACCTGGCGACTGGGCGAGGCGCCCGGTTCTGCCCGGCCCGGCTCACGCCCGTCGACCCGGCCGCCGCGCCCGTCTCGTGAACGCAGGCGACCCCCGCCGAGGGAAGCGGCGGGGGTCTGCCGCCAGACCCTACCCACCCCGCCCCAAGGAGCAGCACCGTGACCACGCCCCACGACGACGACA